AAAGATATATTTAAAGGATTAGATCGGGCTCGTGGTGTCACTTATGTTGACAAGAAAGGCGAAGACGGTCAGAAGATAAAAGGTAAGTCATTTGTAACAAGAGAAAAAGTTACTGATGATTTATGGAATAAACATCTTCAAGGAATTGAACCAAGTCTAGGTATAATTCCAATCAATGATGATAATAAGTGCCGATGGGGATGTATAGATATAGATTCCTATGCAGGATTTGATCATAAAAAATTAATTAACAAAATTAAAGAATTAAAACTACCATTGGTAGTATTCCGATCTAAATCGGGAGGGGCTCATGTATTTTTATTTACTGAAGTTCCAGTAGAAGCAAAAATAGTAAGAGATAAACTTTTATCTATCAGTGCAGTATTGGGTTATGGAGGAGCAGAAGTATTTCCAAAACAAATAGAATTAAAATCGCAAGATGATACCGGAAATTTTTTAAATTTACCATATTTTAATGGGGATAATACAACCAGGTATGCATTTAAAGAGGATGGTACCGCAGCAAGTTTAGAAGAATTTTATGGGATCTATAAAAATGTAAAACAACTAGATGTTGGTTCCATAAAAGTAGAGAGGCCCGAATCAGAATTTTCTGACGGGCCTCCTTGTTTAGAATCATTAACACAAACAGACATTAAAGATGGAAGAGACAGGATAATTTATCAATATATACAATATGCAAAAAGAAAGTGGCCAGAAAATTGGCAATCAAAAATAAATGCTTTTAATTATAAATATTTTGAAAAACATCCTGAAGGACCACTAGAAGATAAAATAGTTCAAGGTAAAATAAAATTTAATGATGGAAAAGATTTAGGTTTTAAATGCAATGAAGAGCCGATGTGTAATCATTGTGATAAAAATTTATGTAGAACTAGAGAATTTGGTATAGGAGGAGAATCAGTCTTTCCTTCACTTACTGATTTACAAAAAATTTTATTAGATGAACCTTATTATTGGGTCAATGTAGATGGAGAAAGAGTTAAGTTAGATACAATAGATTATCTAATGGAACAAAGATTATTTAGAAGAACGGTAGCAAAACAAATAAATAAAAAACCGAAAAGAGTTACTACAAAAGAATTTGAATCATATGTTGATCAACTTCTACAAGCAATTGAAGAAGTAGAGGCACCAGTTGGCTCTTCTAAGATAGATCAACTAGGTAATCATTTAGAAGATTACTGTATTCAAAGATCAATTGGATCAGTTACTAAAAAAGATATTTTAAATGGAGCAGTTTATACTGAAGATGGCAAGCATGTGTTTACATTTCATAGATTCTTTCATGGACATTTAACTAAGAAAAAATGGAAGGAAGACTATCAAGTTACTCAACAGATGTTAAAAGAACATTGTGGATGTGATGAGGGAAGAATGGTTATTGGTAAAAAGAAACCATCGGTTATGAAAGTAGAAATATTTGACAAAGTAGAAGATCAATTTACACAAAAGAAACTAAAAGAGGAGGTACCTTTCTAATGGCTAAACTAGAAAAATTTTCAATATGGGGTAGCGAACCTCAATACAAGAATGCTTGTTATAAATTATTTCACGAGCGAAAAAAATTATGGTTTGAAGGACATGTTCTAACAGGAGACGACGAAAAATATATGAAAGAAATGATGGATAAATATTATTATTCTCCTTTAAAACCAAATATGGTGCAAGATATTTGGCATGCTAATAGGGATAAAATATATGAAATAAAAACTGTACTCGGTCCTGTTTTTGGAGAAAAAACTTTTGAGTTTTGGACAGAGAAACCTACTTTTTCTCGAAGGCAAACATTTAGGGTGGTAGATCGTAAAGTAAGTTTTACTAATCCAGATGGAACTCCTTATACAGAATTAATGGAAGACATAGGTTCTGGTAAAATGTTTAATTTTTCTGTTGCTAGATGTATTTGTTTTCCGGGTCAAACTGGTTTGGTTCATGAAAGTGCTTTACCCAAACCTGCAGTAATGCAAGCTTTAAAGAATGCAATTGCCTCACCAAAAATAGAATGGAAAAAAAGTCAAGGATATAGACCACGCATTGACCCACGGATGGATGCTCATCATGTAGATGGTAAAGAGTTTAAAACTATTTTTTTAAAATTTGTTAATACTTTAAAAATAAACGAAGAAGAGTTTTTTTCTAAAATATATCCAGAACAAGGTAATTACGAAAGTAGTTTAATAGAATATGTTACAATAACTGGATGGCAATTCAAAAATAATCTCAATGGAAACAGATGGAAAGAATCGTGGTTTGATTTTCATGAAAAGTACAGAGAGTATGAAATGGTAGACCCCATTGCTCATCATAAGCTCAGTTCTGATGAAATTAAATTTAAAACTAGTATTAGAAAAAACGTAGAAGATTTATTAAAATGAAAACAATTGTATTAGGACCACCAGGTACAGGAAAAACATATACTTTATTAAATAAAGTACAAGATTATTTAAAAGATACTGATCCTGACAAAATAGGATACTTTGCTTTTACCAAGAAAGCTGCCAACGAAGCTAAAGGAAGAGCAATGGATAAATTTAATTATACAGAAGATGACCTTCCTTATTTTAGAACTTTACACTCATTAGCATTTAGAAAACTTGGATACAATAAAGATCAAGTAATGCAGAAAAGACATTACGAAGATCTAGGTAACAAATTAAATATTTTTTTAGATTATAATGAATTTGATGATCAAGAGACTGGTATATTTACAACTAAAAGTGATTACTTAAGACTTATTCATTTAGCTAAACTTAGAAATATAACACTAGAGCAACAATTAAAAATGGGAGAACATAATACAGAAGTGGAATACAAAACTTTAGTTCATTTAGCCCATGAATTAGAAAGATATAAAAAAGAAAACGTTCTTAAAGATTATAATGACATGATATTAGAGTTTATTAAATCAGACAAGTGTCCTAAATTTGATGTTGTATTTATTGATGAAGCACAAGATCTATCTTTAATGCAATGGGACATGGCTAAAAAAATATGGAATAATACAGAAGATTCTTTTATCGCCGGCGATGATGACCAAGCAATATTTAGATGGGCTGGTGCTGATGTAGATTCTTTTATTGCACAAACAGGAAAACTTTTAAATCTTACACAATCAAGAAGAATACCAAGAGCTATTCATGATTTTGCTTTAGGTATTATTAAGAGAGTTTCTAATAGAAGATATAAAGAATGGGCGCCGCGAGATCATCAAGGGTCTTTAAAATTTCACGATGATATAAAAGATTTAGATATGTCTTCAGGTGAGTGGTATGTTTTATCGAGAACTCGTCACATGTTAGATAATATAGAAGATGAAATAAGAGAACGAGGTTGGTATTTTGAAAATAGATTTAAAAAAATGCCAGAGAAAGATGCATCAGAAGCTGCCGCAGATTGGGAGTTAGCAAGAAAAGGAACTCCATTAAATTATAAACAAGTAGAAAGAATATATAGTTATATGACTCCTAAACATGCAACTAAAATAAAACTTAAAGGAATGGCTAAAGAAAGTTATTATAATTTATCTCAATTAAAAGACTATGGATTAAAAACTGATGCAGTTTGGTATGAAGCATTTGATGATTTAAATTTTAGAAGAAAAAATTACATTAGAAGTATGCGTAGAAATGGTGAAAATTTAAAAGCAAATCCAAGAATTCATTTATCTACTATACACAGTGTTAAAGGTGGAGAACGACCTAATGTAGTTTTATTAACTGATCTAACTACTAATACAAATAGATCATTTAGAAAAAACCCTGATGATGAAACAAGATTATTTTATGTAGGTGCAACAAGAACCAAAGAAAATTTACATATTATAAGACCTAAAGATTATGAAAAAGCATATCCAATGGAAAATTATGAGTGATAAAATATATAAAAAGCAAGTAGGCGGTGATCACTATAGGTCTATGGTTATTCAACCATCAGAATTTATTAACAGAAATAATATTCCTTTTGCTGAGGGCAACGCAATAAAATATTTATGTAGACATAAACAGAAAAATCAAAAAGAAGATTTATTAAAAGCAAAACATTATATTGACATGGCGATTGATAGAGACTATCCTAAAGAAGTGAAAGAAGAAATAAAAGAAAAAAAGAATTCATGGGGTATTATTAAGTAATGCAAATCCCTCTTTTTAAACCACAAACTGAATGGTTACCACCAACAGAATTTCCAGATTTATCTAAACATACTGAAATTGCAATTGACTTAGAAACTAAAGATCCTGATTTAGTAAAAATGGGATCAGGTAATGTTACAGGTAGAGGAGATGTAACCGGGATTGCGATAGCTGTTAAAGATTGGTCAGGATATTATCCAATTGCTCACGAAGGTGGTGGTAATATGGATCGTAAAAAAGTTTTAAAATGGTTTCAAGATGTATTATCTACACCAGCCACAAAAATATTTCATAACGCCATGTATGACGTTTGTTGGATCAGGTCGCTAGGTTTAAGTATTAATGGAAAAATTGTAGACACTATGATTGCTGCAGCAATTGTTGATGAAAATCAAATGCGTTATGATTTAAATAATTGTAGTCGTAGATATATAGGTAAAGGTAAAGATGAATCAGCTCTATATGACGCAGCAAAATCATGGGGAGTAGACCCTAAAGCAGAAATGTATAAACTACCTGCCATTTATGTTGGCGCATACGCAGAAAAAGATGCAGAGATAACTTTAGAGTTATGGCAAGAACTTAAAAAAGAAATTTTACACCAAGATATACAATCTATTTTTGATTTAGAGACAGAACTTTTTCCTTGCCTCGTAGATATGCGGTTTTTAGGAGTTCGAGTAGATGTTGAAGCAGCTCACCAATTAAAAGACAACCTATCATCAGAAGAAAAAGAATGCTTATTAAAAGTAAAAAAAGAAACTGGAGTAGATATCCAAATATGGGCAGCGAGGAGTATTGCGCAAGTTTTTGAAAAACTTCGCCTACCATTTGACCGCACCGAAAAAACAAATTCTCCATCATTTACAAAAAACTTTCTTCAAAATCACCCCCACCCGCTGGTGAAAAGAATCGCCCGCGCTCGAGAAATAAACAAGGCGCATACCACGTTTATTGATACCATATTAAAACATAATCACAAAGGAAGAATTCATGCAGAAATTAATCAACTTAGATCAGATAATGGAGGAACAGTAACCGGGAGATTTAGTTATTCTAACCCGAACCTTCAGCAAATTCCTGCTAGGAACAAGGAACTTGGACCACGGATTAGGTCATTATTTATACCCGAGGAGGGCCATACATGGGGTGTATTTGACTATTCTCAACAAGAGCCTAGGTTGGTAGTACATTATGCAACTTTACAGAATCTCTATGGCGTGGACGAGGTATTGGAAGCCTATAATAAAGGCGATGCCGATTTCCATACTATCGTGGCAGACATGGCTGAGATCCCTCGTGAACAGGCTAAGACAATAAATCTTGGACTGTTCTACGGGATGGGAAAAAATAAATTACAAGCTGAACTTGGTATCAGTAAAGATAAAGCTGATGGATTGTTCCGGCAGTATCATAACAAAGTTCCATTTGTAAAAAGATTAATGGATAATGTAATGCAACGCGCTCAAGATAGAGGACAAATAAGAACTTTACTTGGACGATTGTGCAGGTTTCACTTATGGGAACCTACTCAGTTCGGTATCCATAAGGCATTGCCACATGATGCAGCGCTCTTGGAACACGGACCAGGGATTAAACGTGCGTACACTTACAAAGCTTTAAACAGATTAATACAAGGATCAGCTGCTGACATGACAAAGAAGGCGATGATTGAATTATATAAAGAAGGAATTACTCCACACATCCAAGTTCATGATGAATTGGATATATCTGTAAGTGACAATGCAGAAAAAATTAAAGAGATAATGGAACACGCGGTTTCACTTGAAGTTCCTAATAAAGTAGACTATGAATCTGGACCCAATTGGGGTAATATAAAATAGGAGGAAACTATGAACAAACAAATAGAAAAAGCTAAAGATTATATTGAACACTCTTGGCTTATGCACAGAGAATATATTATAGGTGGTGTTGTTGGTTTTGTATTAGGCGCAATCATATTTTAATTATGTATGGCCTATCTAAATGCAAACATACCTGTGATGTATGCACAGATCAGGAGAGAATATCTTTATGACCTTACCAGACATCATGGAGAGGTTGAAGATTGTATTATTTTCGGGGTGGCGTCTATTACAGGACGTCCTATCCTCTTTCATTGTATTATGGAAAATGGTGCTGTCTTCTATAGATTGCCTATTTCGGCCTTTATTCAACGTGGCTTTCAACCGGAAACTGTTCCACCTCAAAGACTTGATGAATTGGAACTCTGGAATTGTTTTAGTTATTATCCTGCTATTACTAGTTTTGATTTTTTAGACGGACAATCAGGAAAATTTTTAGGTAAAGATAAAAAATGGCACAAAGGTGCTTATTTATTTACTGTTGACTGGGCGCATCCAGAGAGTAATATAGTAGATACAGATCATTCTGAAATTCCGCACGAACATAAGTGCGCTCACATACTTGCGTTAGAAAACGGCAACTATGCGGCTCAGCCAAACAATAGACTTATATGGAGCATTCCATCTTTTACAGTTAAGGATGAAATCCCATTTGATTGGAAGGTACAAACGAGTGAATGGAATGTTGAGGATGATATGAAATGGAAAACAGAAGACTCTGATAAGTTTTTTTATGACGTGGAGGAAAAAGATGAGTAAGTGTAAAAATTGTCATTGTGATTGTCATTGCAGTGGAGATCTTCATGCAGATGATTATGGTGTATGCACTTGTGATAATTGTAAATGTGGAAAGAGAACTTACAAATATCAAAAAGAACATGCCACAGACATGTCTTTTGAAAACGAAGTAAAGTATGATTGAAAAATTAATGACATTATTAGTTGGAATTCTACTGGCGTTAGCTGGCTGGACTCTTACTAGAACGTTTGATCTTTCTACTAATCAAGCAGTACAACTAGACAAAGTTTCTAAACTTGAAAGACAAGTAGAAAAATTAGAAGATAAGATGGATCGTATGATGGATTCTGATGAAGAGATTATGGAACAACACGAACAATTATTTAAAAAATTACAAGAAGGAAATGCTCCTAGCACGGGGTATAACTATAATTAATGCCAAAGAAAAAACCTAGAAAACCTAGAACATATAGACCAGGAAAATATCAATTTTTAGTAAGATCGGATGGTCCTATTATACGTATTGAAGATTACGATGGTAAAAATTTACCTGGACTCATTAAACCACGAACGTTAAACTCAACAGGTGGTTTAATTAAAGGAAAACCTAAACTAGCTAAGAGAGGCTGGAAATAATGGCACTTAAAATTTCAGAAGAAGCAGCAGTTCAAATGCCGATGAAGACGGTAGCGTCTTTGATTTGTATGGTCGCTATTGGAACCTGGGCTTACTTCGGTATCATTGAGACTCAAAACAAACTTTCAACACAAGTAGAGTTAATGACAAAAGACTTGACAGAGAATACAGAGTTTAGAATCAAATGGCCACGGGGCCAACTTGGTTCGCTTCCTGCAGATTCCGAGCAATTTATGATGATCGAGGATTTATACAAGTCCGTGGATAAGTTAAATGCACACATTGAGAATATGGCTTT